CAGGTGATAATTAGATTTCAACAGCGCCTCCGTAGTTCTTTGTGGGCATCTCGCCCGCAGTCTTGACCTTCGGGGCTGGCATGTCTTGACTGAGCAGACACACGCCGCAGTGCGTAATTACGCAGTCATCTTTCTTACCGGAGGGAGCCCGCATCTTCCCTTCGATGTGCTGAAAGTGGGACATCTCCTTCACGGCCCGGTGTGAGTGGGGCATGTAGGCCCGCTCGGCTGGCTCCTCGTCCTGCGATCGCGCCAGCCCGCGAAGGTGCTTCGTCAGAGCGGAGATGAGCAGCTGCTTTGTGTCTTTCGTAGTATACCAGCCGGCTTTTTTGGTGTACTCCCCCTCGGTCTTGTCCCAGACGCGGCGGTGGTACAGGTTACAGTGGTGCTTCACCTCGTCAACGACGGTGAGCCCGTAGTCGGGACTGCGCTCGTCCATCTCTTTCCCCGCCTCGTAGGTGTTTACCTCGATGCCCCAGTACGCATCGTCGTACCAGCGGCAGAGCCGGGCCGCAATCCAGGCGTACAGGTCTGGATCTTCGTGGCCGCGCCACTCCGCCACCACCTCGGGCCACCCGCCAAAAAGCAGCGGCCCGCGATCCAAGACGGTGGTCACGCTGTAGTCCGCGTCGGCCGATTGGCCGGGCCCGACATCGCTGAACGCGCAGTATCGATTTGCCAGACGCCCGTCTTTCTCAAGCCAGCGGTCGAGCAGACCACCGTAATTGTCGCCGGGCTCTCGCCAGATCTTTAGCCGCCCCCGACTGTTAGACTCAAACTCAATGCCTTCCAGGGCCTCGGGGCCAGTTTGCGCCCTGCCGTACAACTCGCCCTGCCGCGCCGGCTCTTTGCAAGTCTGCCGGGCCGCGTGCGTGTAGCGCTGCGGGAAGACACGTTTCTCGCCAGTCTGAAATGCCTCATCGACCGTCACCGGAAACTCCTCCTTGAGTCGCCACGGCTCGACGATGTACCCCGGTTTCGTACGCTGACGGGCATACCAGTTGAGCTGCTCGAGCGTCGCGCCCCACTTCCAATACATCTGTAGGTCTTCGTCCCACGAGGCCACAAACGCCTCAACGTCCGCCTGGTCGTAACTCTTGAGTGGGCGGTCTTCGCCCGGCTCGAGGGTATAC